ACAAACAGCTAATGCAATATTAAGAAGATTTTCTTGATATGAAATATTCTATTATTGGACTTGGACTAGTTGGTAATGCATTACATAAACAACTGCCCGACAGCATTGTTTATGATCGCAATACATCAGGTAATTTACCACAACAAGAGTTGGACGTATTAATTGTGGCAGCCCCGACCGGCAATAGAATTAGTGTTAACCAGAATCCTACCAAAGATCTAATAGATTGTCAACAACTGGTTGATCTAATACAACATTGTAATTACAATCAGTTGATCTATATTAGTACTGTGGATATTTATGCAAACAAAACTAGTGCAAATGCTGATCCAGATTTACAACAACCCACTGCCAGCTATGGCAACAACCGTTGGTTTTTAGAGCATGCCATGAGTCACTTGCCTAACATTCACATAACTCGACTTCCTAGTCTGATAGATTTATCAATGAATAAAAATATACTTTACGATCTTAAAGAACAGGTTTGGCTGGATAAAATTTGTTTAGATTCTTGTATACAATGGTATCCTTTAAAACAACTTGGAACTGATATTGTTAATTCAGTTGACCAAAAAATTAAATATCAAAACTTATGTAGTCCTCCAATTTGTAATCGAGACATTGTACAAAAGTTTTTTCCAAAATTAATCTCACAGTTAGATCAAAACATTGTTACTCCGGTGACCTACAACATAAAAAATCATGATCAAAATTATACTGTGCCATTGAATCACGTTTGGCAATCATTTAATGAATATTTTCAATAATATAAATTTGACATAGTTGTTTTTTATGATATACTAGCAAAACCAAGTAGAATCAAATGTATAATAAATAAAAATAATGCAACCCAATTATAAATTTCTGACAGAAATTGATCTAAGTAAAATACAACTTATACTTGATACTGCATTAATTAAATTTCAAATTAAGAAAAAATTAGTAATAATTTCAACTTTTCATGAAAGTCCAAGATACAATGGTATAATAGATGCAGCAAAACTAAATCCAGATACGCAATTTATCTATTTGGCTGATATAAATAATTATGATTATGTGTATCCAGATAATGTTACATTTTTTAAGTACAGGCATTGGCATTTGCCTCTAAAGCATGTATTAACTAACACAGACTTATCTCAAATACCTAGTGCTAAATCAAAAAAAATCTATAAAAAATTCAGTAGTTTATCATATTATCGGCGTCAGTTCAGAGCTATTATCACTCTTAGTTTACTAAAATATGCAGCCAATGAATCAATTGTTTCCTGGCATAATTTAACTAACGATTCCTGTCATGACGAATTAATAAAATCAATAAAAAATGATTTGTCATTTAATGATTTAGATTGGGAACTGTTAAATTATAAACATACAATAGATAATTATACACTTGACAAAAATTATTATGAGTTAAATATTTTTGATTTTTTAAATCCACAATATCAAAATTGTTTAATAAATTTTTCCAACGAGACTGATAATTTTGGATTATATTGGATCAACGATATTAGATACAATAGACCAGGTCCTTTTTTAACAGAAAAAACCTGGAAACCTCTTATTGCTGGAAATGTTTTGATTAGTGCTGGGCAACCTGGAACATACGATTTTTTAAAAAATGATTATAATATTCCAATAAATTATTCCATTGATACTAGTTTTGATAATGTATTGGGTGATTTTGATAGAATACGACAAATTAAAAATCTAATAGAATCCTTGTCAATGATAAAATTGTCAGATTTAATAGATCAAAATATTGATAACTGCGAGTTAATACAAAATACTATACTGGCACCGGGCTATATTGATCAGTTTGAATCATTCAATCAAAGTCAAGACATAAAAATTTTAGAGAAAATAGAACAAATACATTCAAATACATAGTTGACCTAAGGTGGTTGCATTTTGTCAAGAATGAAAGTATACTTGTATTTTAAAAGGAAAATCAATGTCAGACAAAACTTTTAACGGCGACCAAAAACTTAAACTAACCCAAATTATCAATGAAGGTATGCAGGTAACGCATGAAATCGAAACATTGCAAGGCGGGTTAAACGATACAATCAAGGCCATAGCCGAAGAACTCGAAATCAAACCTGCGGTACTTAAAAAAGCCATTAGGCTTGCTCATAAAGCAGAATTTGGTCGGGAGAAGCAAGATCATGAATTGTTGGAAACAATCTTAGAAACAGTAGGAAAAACTCTATAATTGTTGTATAATGTAAATAACACGGAGAATTATTATAAGTTACATTGATGCACTATATGATCGAGAACATGATCGCATACACGTAGTAGAACGGCGTAATGGTCAGAGAGAATACCGCGAGTTTCCGGCAAACTACATATTCTACTACGACGATCCTCGAGGTAAATTTACCAGTATATATGGCACTCCGGTGTCGAGATTTAGCACACGCAACAACAAAGAATTTCGCAAAGAAGTTCGTGCCCAGTCACACAAAAATCTATACGAAAGTGATATCAATCCTGTATTCAGATGCTTGAGTGAAAATTATCTTGGACACGATGCTCCAGAACTCAATGTGGCATTTTTTGACATTGAAGTTGCTTTTGATCTCGAACGTGGGTTCTCACCTGTGGCAGATCCGTTTAATCCTATCACTGCTATATCATTGTATCTAACCTGGCTGGATCAATTGGTTACATTGGCAGTGCCGCCCAAACATATGAGCTGGGCCACTGCTGAAGAAATTGCGGCTACTTTTGAAAACTGCATGTTGTTTGAGCGTGAAGAGGAAATGTTAAAAACATTCTTGGATCTAATTGAAGATGCAGATGCACTATCAGGATGGAATTCAGAAGGCTATGATATTCCATATACCGTAAATCGTGTGACTCGTGTGCTCAACAAAGATGATACCCGTAGATTTTGTCTGTGGAATCAGTATCCCAAACCGCGCATGTTTGAACGTTTTGGTGCAGAAAATCAAACCTATGATCTGATTGGTCGTGTGCACATGGATTATATGCAACTGTATCGCAAATATACCTATGAAGAGCGACACAGTTACAGCCTGGATGCCATTGGAGAGTATGAACTAGACGAGCGTAAAACACAGTTTGAAGGTACCTTGGATCAGCTGTACAATCAAAACTTTAAAACGTTTTTAGAATATAATCGCCAAGATACACTACTATTACACAAGTTAGATCAGAAGTTGAGATTTCTAGATCTAGCCAATGAACTTGCACATGCCAATACTGTGTTACTACAAACCACCATGGGTGCAGTGGCAGTGACTGAACAGGCCATTATCAATGAAGCACACGAACGTGGTATGGTTGTGCCCAACCGTCAACAAAGACTCACTGATGATGACACACAGGCCGCAGGTGCCTATGTGGCATATCCTAAAAAAGGCATACACGAGTGGATAGGATCAGTTGACATTAACTCACTGTATCCGTCGGCCATTAGAGCACTCAACATGGGACCAGAAACCATTGTGGGACAACTGCGCCCGATCATGACTGACAGATACATCAAAGAAAAGATCGACAACAAAAGCAGTTTTGCCATGGCCTGGGAAGGCTTGTTTGGCAGTTTGGAATACACAGCGGTCATGGAACAACAACGTGGCACAGAAATTACCATTGATTGGCAAGATGGCAATGAGACTGTACACTCAGCCGCTGAAATTTGGTCAATGATATTCGATTCGAATCAGCCCTGGATGCTGACTGCCAATGGCACTATTGTGACCTACGAACGCAAGGGTATTATACCTGGGTTATTGGAACGTTGGTATGCTGAACGCAAAGAAATGCAGGCCAAGAAAAAAGAAGCCACCAATAAAAAAGAAGAAGCATTTTGGGACAAACGTCAGTTGGTTAAAAAGATTAATCTAAATTCATTATATGGTGCTATTTTAAATCCTGGTTGTAGATTCTTTGATCATAGAATTGGTCAATCTACCACACTCACAGGACGAGCCATTGCCAGACACATGGATGCACACATCAATGAATGCATAACCGGCAAGTATGATCACGTGGGAGAAGCTATCATATATGGCGACACAGATTCATGTTATTTCTCAGCATGGCCGGTGCTTAAATCTGAAGTCGAAGCCGGTCGTATGGAATGGTCCAAAGAAACGTGTATTGCTTTATACGATAGCATTGCAGAGCAGGTCAATGAAAGCTTTCCTGCCTATATGGAACAGGCATTCCATTGTCCCAGGGGTGCCGGAGAACTTATTCGAGCTGGTAGAGAACTTGTAGCAGATCGCAGTTTGTTTATTACAAAGAAACGTTATGCAGTGAATATCATTGACTTGGAAGGTAAAAGATTAGATGTGGAAGGTAGGTCTGGCAAGACCAAAGCCATGGGCTTGGACTTGAAACGTAGTGATACCCCCAAAGTTATCCAGGACTTTCTATTAGAAATTCTAAATAGTGTACTAGGTGGAGCTCAACGAGATGATATCGTCGAACGTATTAGAGAGTTCAAGTATGAATTTGCCGAGCGTCCAGGATGGGAAAAAGGATCGCCCAAGCGTGTTAACAATTTAACCAAGTATGCCAAAGAAGAAGAACGACTGGGTCGTGCCAACATGCCCGGGCATGTAAGAGCCGCAATTAATTGGAATGCCATGCGAAAAATGAACGGTGATAACTATTCAATGCAGGTAATAGACGGTATGAAAACCATTGTTTGTAAACTAAAATCCAATGCCCTGGGCTGGACTAGTATAGGCTATCCCACAGATGAAATGCATTTGCCGCAGTGGTTCAAAGACTTACCATTTGACGATGCCGAGATGGAAGCTACAGTAGTTGATCAAAAAATTGATAACTTACTAGGTGTATTAGGATGGAATTTGGCCGCGGCCACTAATACAGAAAACACGTTTCAAACACTATTTGATTGGTCATAATGATTTTAAGTGAACTTGTAGATTTCTACAACGAATTAGATTTTATTCAACGAATAAAACTAACAAAACAATTAGCCAATATTGAATTGGATAAAATAACTCAGTTGATTGTTGACCAGCCAGCAATCAGTCAACGAATGGCCAACGATTTGCTATATTACAAAAACGGAATATCAAGAGCTTTTGATAATTTTGATTTTCAATATAATACTATTTCAAGTCATTTAATTGATTTGATAGCACATGAAGGCAATATTTGGCGACAACAAAATCTCCAAAGCTATCTAGAAAATTTACAACTTCTTAAAACCCAAGGGTATCATGAAAATGGAACCAGTCAGTATGTTGATCAGTACGGTATAACACGAGCAATAACTGCAGAAAAAAAACAAGAATTACGTAATAAGATTCACAGTGATATTTTTAAACAAGAATCAAATATCAATAAAGAAATAACAAAAATTATACAAGATAGAATTATTGGATACTCGTCATGGAAATATCCTGCAATGATTTTACGTCCAGGAATGGGCGATTTAATAACGCATATGGTTGCCAGTGATCCGTTGTATATTCTAGACCAACATCAAGAGTTACTAGATCCGTCATTGAATAGATTCAATGAACAATATAAAAATAGATTGCGACCATATATCATTAAAGAAACTTTTGATACAGTACAATCAAAAGAAATATTAGAAATTATACCTAACAATCAATTTGGAATATGTATTGTTTATAATTATTTTAACTATAAACCATTTGAAATCATTAAAAAATATTTTGAAGAAATAGTTAATAAATTAAGCCCGGGAGGAGTACTTGCAATGACATTCAATGATTGTGATCGGTCAAGTGCAATAAAATTAGTTGAGAGCTCTAGTGCCACTTATACCCCTGGACATTTGATTTATAGTCTTGCTGCCAGCTGTGGTTTTACAGAAATTTTTAGATTCAACGGCGTAGATCCGACGACTTATATAGAATTACAAAAACCTGGCAGTCATACCGGTATAAGAGGCGGACAGACTTTGGCAAAAATAAATCACAAATAACTTGCGAAATCTAAATACAACCTGTATAATAAAATAATAGGAGAAAATATACATGAAAGATAATCTATTAGACTTGGTAGAACACACGCACGACCTGGGCTGCATTGAATTAATCAAAATCACTGGAGATGCCAATGGCACAGAGGTAGTTGGGGTTGGCAATGATCAATCAGTGGTGCTGGATGGAAAATTTCTAGTCCCAGAAAAAGAATTCGTTGGTACATTTGGTATGCCTAATCTAGGCAAACTTAAAATTTTACTAAACTTGGATGCCTACAAAGAAAATAGTAAATTAACTGTTACCCATAAGGCCACTGGTGAGCCAGACGGTATTGATTTTGAAAACAACTCTGGCGATTTTAAAAACAACTATAGATTCATGACTTCAGGTGTAGTAGATGCCCAGGTCAAGACTCCAAAATTTAGAGGAGCTACCTGGCACGTGACATTTGTTCCAACCGTGGTTGCGATCCAAAGATTTAGAATGCAGGCTCAAGCACACAGTGAAGAAACCAGTTTCCAAGTCAAAACTGATAATGGAAATTTAGTATTTTCATTTGGTGATCATTCAACACACTCTGGAAACTTTGTTTTTCACACAGGAGTTACTGGTCAATTAAAACGCTCATGGAGTTATTCTATCAAAACTGTTATGAACATTTTGAGTCTAACTGGCGACAAAACATTCAGCATCAGTGACGATGGCTGCGCACAGATCACAGTGGATAGTGGACTTGCAACATACAACTACATTTTACTAGCATTAACCAAGTAATATGCTAATATCGCAAGTAAGTATAAATAACTGTATCAGGAGATTGATATGTTTTATGTTTATGCTTACTTGCGGAAAGAAGATTTGACACCTTATTATATTGGTAAAGGACAAAATAAAAGAGCGTTCGGAAAAGATCACTCAGTTGTTGTGCCCAAAGATTTATCTAGGATTGTGTTTTTAGAAACTAACTTAACTGAATTAGGTGCGTTTGCCCTTGAGCGTAGATATATTCGTTGGTACGGTCGCAAAGACTTAGGCACAGGTATACTACGAAATCTAACCGATGGCGGCGAAGGGTCAACCGGAATTATTCCGTGGAATCTTAACCAGAAAATAGGATCGTTCTTAACAGACGCAGGTAGGAAAAAAGTGAGCCAGGCTAACAAAGGAATTCCAAAAAATCACGGTGATAAAATTTCTGCCGCACTTAAAGGAAACCCTAAATCAGAAGAACATAAGAAAAAGCTCAGCGATGCAGGCAAAGGTAATGTTCCGTGGAACAAGGGTAAAACTGGAGTCCAGGAGTCAGCAAGAAAAGGTGTTAAAGTAAGTGATGAGGTTCGTGCTAAGATGAGTGCGTCTCACAAAGGCAAAGCAAATACTGAAGAACAAAAAGCAAAAATTAGTGCTAAACTTAAAGGCAGAGTAATGTCAGAGGAAACACGAAAGAAGATGTCGGAAGCAAGAAAAAAACTATGGGCAGAAAAGAAAAATGCAAGATCACTTGACAAATAACCAACTCGATAGCAATGGACTTAGTAAATGGGCTGTGTTCCTTCCGGCCATAAGCGGTTTCTACGCTACATTTATAGGCAAGCAACGTGCGGGTCCTTATGTGGATCCGGCACGTATGCCTGCAGGTATACAAGATATGGAACAGATGAACTGGCTCAACAGTCAACAATCATTGTTTCCCTATCGTTGGAGTTTGTATTCAGGTGGTCATGCCAATCTAGATCTCAACAAGCCTGATGCCAGTGAAGACATGGTTCGTGCCAGAGAACCCGGCACACTGATGCTGGGTGACTCTGGAGGATTCCAGATTGCCAAAGGGTTGTGGCCAGGCGAGTGGAGAGATCCTAACAGTGCAGAAGTCAAACAAAAAATTGCTGATTTAACTGCACAAGGTATCAGCACAACTGTGAATGCCAAAGGTAAAACGGCGACTGTTAATCCACTGGCAGATTACCAAAAACTAATAGATGCGGCACAGAAAAAGCGTGAAACTGTTCTGAAATGGTTAGATGGAATTTGCGATTATGGAATGACGCTGGATATTCCAACTTGGGTTATACATGATAAGAAAGCAGGTGCAGCCTGTGGTATTAATACATTGCAAGAAGCAGTAGACGCCACAAAGTATAACAATGAATACTGGATGAAGAATCGCAAGGGAGTTAAGAATGGTGGCATGAAAATTCTCAACGTGCTACAAGGTGCCAATCACGATGACGCTGATCGCTGGTACGACATGATGAAACACTACTGTGATCCTTCAATCTATCCTGACACACATTTCAACGGGTGGTCAATGGGTGGACAAAACATGTGCGATGTGCATCTTGTGCTTCGACGATTAGTGGCATTAAGACATGACAATTTGCTACAAACAGGCATACACGACTGGATGCACTTTTTGGGCACATCAAAGTTGGAATGGGCTGTGTTACTCACCGTGATTCAAAGAGCAGTTAGAAAGTATGTTAATCCAAACTTTACTATAAGCTTTGATTGTGCCAGCCCATTCCTTGCCACCGCCAATGGACAAGTGTACCATCACATAGACTTGCCACACAATGGTAAATGGAGTTACAGAATGAGTCCTATTGTGGATGACAAGAAGTATTCCGCAGACACAAGAACATATCGTGATGCTGTGCTCCAGGATGGTCTGGTAAAACATTTTGATGAATCGCCAATTAGCGCACAATTACAAGTCAAAGATGTTTGCGTATACCGACCCGGCGATCTAAACAAAAACGGCAAAGAAGGCAAAACAAGCTGGGACAGTTTTAGTTACATGCTGCTTATGGGTCACAATGTTTGGACACATATAGAATCAGTTCAACGTGCCAACAGAGAGTTTGATTCAGGAAATTACCCCAACATGTTGTGGTATGAAAATGGTGATCACTCAAAATTCCAGGACATTGTGGATGCTATATTTGCCACACCCGACCGTGCAGAATCGGAATCTATCATTGAATACTACAGTAGATACTGGATGGACATCATTGGCACCAGAGGATTCAAGGGTAAAAAAGCACTCAGCGGGCGTCCCATGTTTGATCAATTCTTTGAAATTGAAGAAACCAGTGTTGACTCAGAATCGGATGATAGTGTACAATTAGACGAGTCAGCATTAGATCAACTGAAACAGGAACAAGAATGAATAGAGAAGGCCACGAAAATACACGATTCTTCTACGGCAACGAAGTAGAACATACTCCTGCTTACGGCCGATACACACTGTTTGTAGTTGGTGTTCAGGATATCGAACACATTAGATTGCGTTTAACCGTTGGCAGTGCACCAGTTGAACATATCTATTTTGGTGCAAACCAGAGCTTTCCAAGGTGCGATGTCAATGATGTTGATGCATGGCGGCCTTGGGAAAACATGATCAAGTTTTTTCTAAAGCACAATTACTTGTGCACTTTAGATATTGATGTGACTTGTGCCGAAGGATTGTTGGAATCTGGACTAACCGAATATCATAACTTTATTCCCATGATCAGTGTTAAACTTCCTTATATCAATCAGTTTGGTTACAATGCTACAATCAAAATAGACGACCGAGACTTTCAGGCAACCAATCCTGGTGTATGGTGCCATAGTTTGCATGAACTACAAGATCGTAGACGATTTACCAATTGGTCACAATATAGCAAAGATGAAACTGTATGAAAATTGGATTAAGTTATAGCCGTTGTATGCGTGATATTGTTGACGGAGTTGTGGACATTGCAGACGTGCTGGTTGTAATTGCACGCACAAATTTTGATCCACACGATGATGCACAATGGAATAGTATTTGGGTCGGCTACCATGATAGTTTTGGAATGAG